ATGATACAAATGGATGAAAGAATAACACATACATTCAATCGAAGGAATATTTTAAGACTAGCCTTCAACTTATCGGATACCAGCGAATGTAATGAATTATTAATGTTATTATATAAATATCAACCATTAGCCGAAGGACGCGATAAAGCATATATAGAGGGATTAAAACAATTCAAAGATGCCCGTCATTTTGTTACATATGTAAGTAAGACCCCCCAATTATCCAGACGTTCTCAACATGAAATATTAACGTATTTAACCGCCAAACCTAAAACTCGGTTTAAAAATATGACCTATAATAATAATGCGGCTTTAAAAGTCGCTGCACGGACTTACCCATTTAAGGGTGTCTCGTATAATGCATTAAAACCGTATTTATCTAAAACCAAAAAAAAACTTTTAGATAATAAAGAGACAAAACGGCGCCTTGTCGGTAGCCGAAGGGTTCGTAATCATAAAAAAAAATAGATTGTTATTTTAATGTCATCTTTAGAACAACTTTTGTCTCTATTTGATTTAACTATACCATTTAGTGAACGAGAGTTGAAAATAGCAAAGAAGAAGGTTTTGATGCTTCATCCTGATAAACATCCAAACAATCCATCTATTAAACTACAATATGTGAAATATTTGGAGGCTTATAAAAAATTAGAGGTTATATATAATTATATAAAACACGAGACAAATGAAGACGAATTTAAGAAAGAAGATATTGATACAAGCTTTAAGGATTATGTTGAGAAACACGGATATAAAGATAAAGATTTTCTGAAGCATTTTAATCATATGTTTGAAAACGTTCATATAAAAACAAAGGACGAAGAAGACGGATATGATGAATGGTTAAAGTCAAAAGACGATTATTACGATAAAGATAATATTGAAAAGTCGCGCCAAACGTTAATGCGTGGAATCATACCGCATGCCGAACCAAAGGCCGAAAATGTATTTGGTAATAAATATTATGATTTGAAAGAAGCTCATAAGAATACAATTATAGCAATAGACGAAGAAAAAGTATTAAAAGAAAAACCCAAATATAAAAACGTTCACGAATATGAGCAACATCGTAAATCTTCCTTAGGAGATATTAAAAGCGCCGATGAATCTAAGAAGGTATTACACGAAGAATATAAGAAAAATACACACGACTCTTTAAAGCTAGCGTATGAATATAAACAAAGACAAGAGAAAATGGAAAAGAGACAAAAAGAATATAATTCCAGATTTTTTACTATTTTATAATATTATATATAATGGATGAATTACATATGTATATCATATTTATGGTTATAATCTTTTCTATATTGGCATTTTATAGTTATAAAGATAGATATTATGATTTCATTTATAAATTTAAACATGAGAGACTAGACATAAATGATTATTTCTTTAAAGATATAACACATCTATCGCGTTCGTCCAAACGAAAAATATGGATACATTTGCCACTAGAACGAAACTCGCGAAAATGGTCTCATTTTAGTTCAAGAAGCTCTTATGATTTGAATTTAGATTATATAGCGTTATGTATTAAATCTATTGTAGATTATTGTGGTCAATATTATGATATTATATTATTTGATGATTCTAATTTATCTAATTTATTACCCGAGCAAACGGTAGATTATAGTAAATTGTCGGGCGAATTATTAGATAAATATAGACAATATTCGTTACTCAATATTTTATATACTTATGGTGGAGTAGTCATGCCTTATTCGATGTATATGCGAAAAAGTATAATTACAATTGACAAAGAAAAGACATTTTATGTATGTGAAATACCAAATCAAGGTGAAAATTCTTCTTTAGGCGACTATATATATTCTACAAAACTTATGGGTTCCAATGCGAACAATCCCATATTGGGTGAATTTATAAATAAATATTCGGATAGTTGTCTCAAAGATTTAACAAACGAATGTAAATATTTTTCGAACCAATTAAAACAAATGGATATTCCTATGTTAAACGGTAAACTCATAGGAACCCGAGACAAAAACAATAAGCCTATCTTATTAGAAGATTTAATGGAATCCAAGCCAATTGAATTAGATCCTTCCAATGTAGGTATATATATACCACACGACGAACTTATGCGTCGTACCAAATACAATTGGTATGCTTATTTGAATTCAGAACAAGTATTAGAGACAAATGTATTTATATCGAAATACATGTTAGAACACGGAAAACCAAAAATATAATATACTATATAATGGAAATAGTATATTATTATATAATTTGTATTTTTGTAAGATTATCGCTGGCTTATTCGGTATATTATGTTCAAAAAATGCCGATTCGTTATATCTTTGTATTCTTATATTTTGTATTATCCCTTGGAGAATTATACCAATATATAATGAAAACCCGAACCGTTGGAGCATTCAATAATAAAGTATGGTGGGATAGTTTAAGACCGATTCATGCGTTATTATTTTTGTTGACATCGGTATCCTTATTTTATAAATACAAATACAGTTATATGTTCTTATTATTAGATACTCTTATCGGTGTATTAGGATATATATTTATGAAACCGAATAGAACATCTATTTTACACAACTAGATTCATGAGAGTATAAAGTGTAAAACAAATAATATTGCTATATATGAGTGAAATATCAATTGCGATCAAGATTGAACCAATAACATTGGATGTATTAAGAACGTGTCGGAGATGTGGATTTCTTTTTAATATAGATAATCCATATAACGAAAATCAATATAAAGCAAATCAATATAGATGTAAAAAATGTTTATCGACCAAAACAATTATGAAAGATTTATTTTGTATTATACATTAATATTTAAAACGTGTTTTATTCATAAAATTATTAATTTTATCTATTTCTAATTTGTATTTTTCCAAAGGTGTAAAAAGACATTTCAAATATTTAAACTGGTATTTTATACATTAAAATAGTAGTCAATATAATACGTTGAGTTTACATATCTAATTTTGTATTCATAATGAACCGAAAACTTTTTACATAAATTACGGAATAAATTCATACATTTTTTATAGGTACTTACATCCAAATTTTTATGAATAGGTGTAAATTGTTCAATATAGGGAACCATTAAGTTTTTGAAAACAAACGATTTATATTTTTCAGAATGAATATAATAATGATTGTCTTCTTTTTCTCCCATATTGGAAAGCCATTCTATAAATAGTTCGCGCGACATTATATATTACGGTATATAATGTTTATATCATTTGTTAATAATGCCAAACATATTTTATGGTCATATCCTTCATAAATATTATGAATGTATTCGCATAATAATTCTATTATTTTATAATTGAAAGGATTTTCTAATTTTGTTTTAGAATATTCATACATAAAATAATAAATATCAAGTATAGAAAACCCTTTATCATAATAATCGAATAAAATTTGGAATGCTTCTTTCATTTTGGTTTGTTTTATAAGTTCAAAATAATGTAATAAGTCTTTATCTTTGATGAGTTGAATATATTTGTCAACGGACCCTTTTTCTATATTTGTTTTTTTTAAAAGTTTCATATAATTCAATAGATTTATGATATAATCTATATTGGATTGGATTTGAATAATAATTTCATCGGGGTCTTCTATGGTTATATTTTCTTGTTTACATAACAATTCAAGCATATGTTTGGAATGAATATAATCCAAGGGTTCAAATTCAATATGAACGCATCTGGTCAAGATACTTTCATATACTTTATTTTTACAGTCGGAACAAAAAATAAAAAATGTATTGGCATTCATTATATTTTTGAAGTAAACCTGAATATTTTCGGCAATATGTTCCAAATTATAAATAATAACAAACTTTTTATAACTATGTTGTGACTTAGAAAATATAATTATATCATTATTGAGAGCACTCAGATTTAAATCACTAAAACAATCTACTTCTAGTATTGACTTTTTAGGAATAATATTATACGTATACATATAATACTCATTTATAATGAGATATATTATATTTTTGGGTACAACTCCGTATAATAACATATTCATGTGGTTCTTATGAATACACTCATTTATTTTTTCAAGTATAGGTTCTTTGTTTTGTATTATAATATCTTTCAATTGAGTTGGCTTATATTCTACAAGGTTCATAGGATTATCTTCTCGTTATATTTAAATATTAATTAACTAATTAGATTATATGAACTATTATGAAGTATTAGGAGTATCTAAAAACGCAACCGAAAATGAGTTAAAAAAGCAATATAGGTCATTAAGTTATAAGTATCATCCAGATAGAAATCCGATGGGTTCCGAACATATGCAGAAAGTAAACGAGGCATACGAGACATTGAAAGATCCAATGAAACGCCAAGAATATGACATGTCTTTTATAAATCCATTAGATATATTATTAGAAAAGATGTTTCGTTCAAAAGATAAAAGTGACCCAATCGAAGAGTTGTTCAAATCGGATTTTTATCAAGAAAAAATAGAAGACCTAGAGACAAAAATAGAATTATCGTTCAAAGAATCTTATAATGGAACGCAATTCCCAATCAATATCAAACGTTGTGTCAATCAAGGTCGTACAAAATGTTATGAAAATGAAAAAATATATTTAGATATTCCGGCGGGCATTGACGATGGTGAAATATTGAAATTAAAAGAAAAGGGTAATTGTCATAACGGTCATTATAGCGATTTAAAGATTCATATAAAGGTGTTAGCTCATGAGTTTTTTGAACGAAAAGGAATGGATTTGATATATCGTAAATATATAACATTCAAAGAATCTATTTGTGGTTTTGAAGGTTCTATTTTACACTTAAATGACATATCGTTAAAACTACAAAGCAGTCGTGGTAATATTATACAAAATTATGATGAACGTGTGATAAAAAATAAGGGATTTATACGCGACCAAGATATAGGTAATTTAATCATTGTATTTAGAGTGAATGTTCCGTCCAAATTATCAGAGACTCAATTAACCGCATTAGAATCGGTGTTTCAATAATAGATTTCATTGGGCGACCTATAAAACTGCGAATCTTTCAATCGGTTTAGAGACATATGATTTTTATAACAAAACCACAAGCTACGCGATAAACTTCTACAATAACATTTACAGTAAGGGTCTCTTTTATGTTTTATGGAGGTTGGATAATATATAATGCGGTCGTTTAGAATAATTGGCTTATTATGAGAGTGTCTCGTACAACATTTACATTTTATCATTTGTCGCAATAATGCTTTTTGTTGCTGAGTATTAAACAAATCTGATAAGAACATATCTATCGTGGATTGATAATATTGACTCTCAAAATATAACGTCCAGTCATCCATAATACACTCCATATTAAATCTGAGTACATCTGCTTCACACGCGAATTCGTTTACAATACACTTCATATATTGTCGGTGTTTTGGATAACCAAAAGAATATATCAATCTAATAAGGTCTACGTTATTCATTACTTGATTCATGAAGAAATCAAGTAATAAATTTTATTTCAATTTTTTATGTAGTTAAAGAACTAAATTCATCTAAAGACGATCCCATTAAAACATCTTTAAACTCTTTACACGATAAAGATACATTAAAACTAACATCTACATCGTCCGCATTTTTGTCGCTTACTAGGCAACCTGAACCATCCGTTTTTGTTTCTAAACCTTCTTTGCGAGTAAAGTACCAAATGATAAATAAAACAATAATCAATAGGACCATAAAAGAAATATACATATATTTATGCGAAACCTTATAAATAGGTTTAGGCGATATTTTTTTCATTAAAGTATTTGTATTTTTTACTAAATTGTTTAGTGTTTTCATTATATTATAATGAAAGATTAAATATCTGTTCGAATTCCACGATAGACGGGATGTCTCGGAATTCCGTCTTTGGTCAATTCCATATATCCAAAATTTACCGTAGAACCTATCGGCATATAATATTTTGACTCCGGGTCGTTATACTCATTTCGCATCTTATCATTGAACCCCGTGCCAATATTAAACTTCTTACCATTTATAATACAAATTAAGCTTCCTAGCATTCCTTTATATTTACCGGTTCCTAAAAGATAACCGGTTATAGTTGCTTCGGCATCATTACTTAATTTCATTTTTAATAATAATTTACTGCGTTTTGTCTCATAATATGAATTTGGTTCTCGTAATATAATACCTTCGGCACCATTTATGATATAATCTGTATATAATTCTGATAAATGCTCGGTGTCTTTTACAATAGTTTGGATAGACAATTCAATCGTAGAGTCGCCTTGTTTTACTTTGATATCGTCTACGATTTGTTTTAATACTTCTAGCCTATCGATATAAGGTAATTTTGAATGAGGAATATCAAATACCATAAATTTTACTTCTTTCCAAATGGAGTCTAAATATTCCTTGGTTATTTTTTTACTAAGTTTATAGTTACTTAGTCCCGATATTTCTTGAAATCTTCCCCGACCCAGCCACAATTCGCCGTCTAAGCTTACACCGCGAGGCAATAGATTTATAAACCATTCCGGTACATAATTAAAGACTTTACCTTTCATAACTCCGTCTTTTTTACTTGGTCTTGCGACTAATTCTTTTCCAGTCCATATACCTCTTAAACCGTCGTATTTTTCGCTTAAATACCATCCATTTGGAGGTTGTGTATAAGTTTTTGACAATGCTTTACTTAATTGAAGCATGTTTCCGTCTTTATATAAAGTGTCGGCTAACATAATACCGCCTTCAAAAATGATATAATCTTTACCGTCTTCGCTTAAATCTTGACTATTTGCCGGAAATACTCTTTTCATTTTATCTTCGGGTCTGGATAAAGATTCGTTCAATTTTTCAATCACTACTTTGGTGTTTAATTGTTTTTGTATAACTGAGTGATCATAATGGTCCATAATATATAATACAATTTGGTTTTTAGTTGTATTTCCTTTGAAATGTAATGGTTTGCCTTCTATTTTTTCTATAAGTTTAATTAAATTATCCTTCGTGATTTGTATTAATTTCTCCATGATTTCTTTTACCACTTCTTTTTTTATAGATTGGGGTAATGATTTATATTCCTTCTTTTCGCGGATATCTTGTTCCGTTTCAAACATAACCTCTAAAATAAAACCAAGGATTAACTTATCTTTTAAATCTACGTTTAATTTTTTATAATTGAATCCCTCTTTTTTCAATAACTTTAAGGTGGAATCTAGTATTTTTTCCATTCCAACCACATAGCCTCGAATGGTATGTTTCAAATATTCGGGATTTTCTTTCGTTATAGTCATGACTTTTTCAATAATTTGTAAAGTAGATTTGGTTGGATTATGTAGTATCATTTCCATAACAAATAAAGACCACATCACGCAAAATCCGCCACCTTCTATTTTTAATCCTTTCATTTGATTTTCCAAACCTTGAAATCCTTTTTTATAAGGGCATATTTCATTGGGTGGTATAAACCGGACGGGTCCATTGGTATAATGATTTAGTTTGACTTCAAATAATTCAGTCAATTGTTCGTTAATAGAATTGTCGATTTTTATATCGTGGAACATTTTTCCGTGTGGTTCAAAACGTTCCACGATTCTTTCAAATGGTCTATATATTAACAAATTAGCATGAGAATTTATTTTAGTTCCAAACTGTAATAATAAAAATATACAAATAACACTTATATTTCGGTCAATACATTTTTTTATGGATTCGCCAAATTGATTTGATATTTGGGTATATTTTTTTATACTATTAATATTAAGGGATATGGTTATTTGTTCTTTTTCCTTTAATACCGGAATACATTCGCCTTTAAACTTATTCAAAACAGCAATATAACTAAATAAGGCTATATTAAGATTTCCGCTATAATGTACGGCTCCCTTTTCTTTGCCGACCTTACTTAATTCTTCGACTACAGCTTCTATATTATCTACTACGGGTTCAATATTTTCGGGCGAAACTATAGGTTTTGGTAATTCAAAGGGGGTCACACTTTTTGGCGGGATAGGTGAGACACTTTTTGGCGGGATAGGTGAGACACTTTTTGGCGGGATAGGCGAGACACTTTTTGGCGGGATAGGCGAGACACTTTTTTGTTTTTTCTGAGATTTCCTACATTTGAATTGTTCATTACGTTCAAATCCAGGTTTACATTTTAAACTAAACCTACATGTACGGGGATTTAAATCTTGTTTTGAATAACAATCCATTATAATATATAGTTTATTTTAATCTATACATTTATTTAAATATGTTGAATTTAATGTTTTATAATTAAATAATTCATTTGACAATTGGTGTAATGTTTCGTTATGTTTCCATAAAATATCTTCGGCATTCATATAACAATATTCCATAATATATTCTATTTCCCGGTCCATTTCTTCTTTGCTATATTCACTCATTTCTTCATTATGAAGTCGGCCAAATAATTTTACATAATTGCGTGCCATTTGGTTGGCTTGTTTTAAATCATTAGATGCTCCGGTGCTAACATCTAGGTCGTTTACATCTAACCATTGGTCTTTTGGTCTATTTTTGTATAAAATTTGTTCAGCAATGCGTCCACCAAGTGAAATCATTATATTGACCAATAAAAACTTTTTAGTTGGATAAGAATCGTAGGGTTCGTTCGGTAAAAATAAAGTATAGCCACCGGCACCATTTTTATTTGATTGGATAGTTACTTTTTGAACCGTAAATAAGTCTGGATACATTAAGGCGATTAATGTATGACCGATTTCATGATAAGCAATCATTTTTAATAAAGATTCGCTTCGGGTTTCATAATTACTAGGCAATCCAAATGTAATCTTTTCGTAAGCATTCATTAAGGTTGTAGAATCGATAGACGTTTTATTATAACGAACACTTAAAATAGAAGCTTCATTCAATAAATTTTCAATATCGGCGCCCGAGAATCCGCGGGTTAGCTTGGAAAGGTCTTCTAATGAAGAGTCTACCTTTTTGTTTTTAGAATGAACTTTAATAATATCCAGACGACCTTTTTGGTCGGGTAGTCCAACATATACTTTACGGTCAAACCTTCCGGGACGAGTTAACGCGCTATCTAGAATATCTACCCGATTCGTTGTGGCAATGACAATGACGTCTTCGTTTTGAGTAAACCCATCCATATTGGTTAAAATTTCGTTGAGTGTTTGTTCGCGTTCATCGTTTCCGAACGCATTATTTCCACGTTGTCGTCCAATCGCGTCGATTTCATCAATAAAAATAACACATGGCGATGCTTTACGAGCACTTTCAAATAATTCACGAACTCGGGCCGCCCCAACCCCTACAAACATTTCAATGAATTGTGACCCACTTGAATAAAAAAAAGGTACACCCGCTTCACCAGCAACCGCTCGAGCCAATAATGTTTTACCCGTTCCAGGCGGTCCTTCTAATAAAACACCCTTAGGTAATTTGGCACCAGATGCTTCATATTTTTTGGGATTTTTCAAAAAATCAACTACTTCGCTTAGTTCTAATTTAGCTTCATCGCAACCAGCAACATCTTCAAACTTTGTCTCCATTACTTCAACTTTTGTCGGTTTTTTAATCATTGACATTGGATTACGTCTAAATATATTAAATAACACGCTCAATGCTATATAACCACCTACAATTTG